TCAGCCAAGTATTTCGTGGCTCGCAAGGAGGGAAAGACGAAGACGCAAGCTATTAAGGTTGCTGGCATCACTGACATAAGGAATGTTGGTCATATTGAGAGGACCGACACCTATAAGGAGTTGGAGAGCCGGTATGCAGACCACTTGCAGGATGAGATAACTATGCAGGAGGTTGCGGTGGAACAGGCTAAGGTCATACGACAGGACTCTGATCGTGGTGCTAAGAACACAGCTATCAAGCAGTTCTTGGAGAAGGTAGAGCCTGACACCAAGCAGGGTACGGATGAGGAGAAAATGATAGTTGTACTCCGAGCGTAATCTGGTACAATAATCAGGCAATAGCTATATTGTAAGCGCCTAGTTGGGCGAAAGCCCGTCTTCATTGGCGGGTTTTTGCTTTTATATTAAAAAGTTTGCGTTTTATTTTACGATTTGCCTGCCCTGTCCAATGTGAAATGTTCTCTTCCCTCCTGTGTATAACTCTGTGGATATGTGGATAACAAAAAAGCACCATATTTCTATGATGCTATTTCTGCTGTGCGCTAGTGCGCTGTGCTGTTTTGGCTGTTAGTCGTCTGTATGCCCCTGTTTGATTATAAACGGGTCACAGTCGTCACAATGATAATACTTTAGTAAGTATTCGCGGTCATGTTCGTTTTTTTCATCTTCATCTAGCCACTGAAGTTCAATGTCTCCGATATGTACATTTCCGATCCGAAAACTTACATTAACTATATTGTTGCCACCCCTTGAGACAACACGCCCGCCTTTATCGCTTGTTAGTTCTGCGTATAATTTAGCCATGATTAGGTGTTCTTATCTGCACACTCATGGCTACAATAGCTTCGTAGTGTTTTTTGGTCATACGCTTTTATGGGTTAGTGTCTTCTTATCAAGATCAATGGTGTATAGGTATTCTATGTCACCGTGTTGGCCCGTTGTTGGCTCAATAGAACCAACTTTCCAGCCGCCCACTAGTCCCGTTTCGGGTATACCCTTTGTATATCCAGCATCTACATACTCCTGATGTCCGAATAGAATCAACCAACCACACGCTTGACTAGTATTATCTCTGATCGTGCCGTCCTTCACGTACTTCATAAACTTCTCAAGTAGTGGCATAGCTCCTTCTTGGTATCCGTCACTGTGGCGATAAAACCACAATTCGTCACCAAAAGAGTCACGTACTACAATATTTGCTCTTGTACTCATGTTTTTTATATTATCTACTAAAAACAAGGCTCTGTGTTACGCTCTAAGCTATTTATATGCCTTGCGCTATGTAGTTGTAGGCTCGCAAACCTACATTATGTCAACGAACGATTGAGACTAATGTCCCCCATAGCCACCCTCTGTATATACACATGGTAGCTAGCGAGATACTATGCTGTAACTTCTATGTCCTCAAGCTGAACAGGTGACAGTGCACCATGAATAGTTACCCACGTAGTAAAAGGCACGTCATACTTACATATGTCGGCACTTCTATCTGCTATCAAGTGCTTAGTACGGTAGTGATAGCCTACAATGCGTGAGTTACCGTCCTTATCATCACGGTATATGTTTCCTTGTGGTTTGCCTTTGTAAGACATTTCGCACTCATCTGCTAGTGCTTTTTCTATAGCTTGGTGTATTGTTTCCCCATCTTCAACGGTGATAGTCTGGTTTTTGATATAGCTATCACTCCAATACTTTCCAGTTTCATCTTCATGATTGACGCTGATTACAACTGTTTCCATAATTCTATTTATTAGTTAGTAATGTAGCGAGATACTATGCTTCTGTAATTCGGTAGTAGTAACCCTGTAGTAACTTAGGCATAACATTTTCAATAAGGTGTTGAGCTTGTTTTACACCGTGTGCATATTGCACCACGCGCCCACAATCGTCACCACGCTGTACAATTTGGATATATACCTTTGTTTCCATAATTCTATACTGCTGGATACGCTACGTTAAAGAGTACCCAAAGAAAAGCAGCTAAGATGATCCCGACTATAATCACCGTAATAATGAACTCACTGTTGTACTTGATCGTTTCCAACCAGTCTCTTTTATTGTTTCGGGTTATTTTCATACTATATTTATCTCTCAATTGAGAGGCTAACGTGCTTATAATCTGTGCGCAGCTCTCTAGCCTTTTTCGCTATTTCCTCATTGTTTGCATAGTGGGATGATAGCCTTGTATCAGTGCCACCGCGCTTGGAGTCCTTGCAGGTAAACGTACAAACAATTCTATTGCCAGCTTGCCCTTGCATGATGTTGTTGTAATTCATATTGATCTTCTAACTATTAAGGGTATTCTATATACCTGTATACAGTATAAGGTACATCTATGATCCGTCAATGTCAATATGTTGATAACTCATGGTGATGGTATAATAACCTCAGTTAAGCTTGTTGTGCTGTGTAAGCCCAGCAGTCCAATCGTCTTGTTGAAGTTCAATGAGAGTAATGGATACATCAGTCAACGGAACTGATTTATAGCCTCAAGCGTACGACTAAACTACAATCAAAGACCACCAACTATGACGGGCTTTAGTGTATGGTTGATGTCGAGTGTGATTTATTACGGTTATTAGAAATTACATGTATGCAGGTGTTGAGGTGAGGAGATGTTACCAGATGTTAAAATTCACAACACACACCACTCTCTAAGGGTGATACCGAGTGTGATTTATTACGCCTTACACAATTAGATGGTTAATAATAAGGCTGTAATATAGGTCGTACAACATATATTGTGCGACACTAAGTGGGGGGGGGAGTAGGGCGAGTTTGTTATGGTGTGAATATAATGATATAGAACCCCCACACACACCAGAAATAGACTCATCGTGCTACTATTGTATTTATATAAGCTATAATTGTGTCTGAATAATATGCCACATAAAATAGGGAAAAGAATAAAGGCCAACGCAGTTAAGTACGCTGGGAGTAAGGCCAAGAGTGCTAAGGGGAGAGGGGTGAATGTTCGTAAAATGAGATAATGGCATACGAGTCTGCATTTATTGAACTTGGAAGACAGTTGTTAGCTGGAGAGAAGATAAATGAGATCACTTTAAAGGGAAAGAAGTACAAGTTTCATTACGAGAAGGGGGAGTTTCTTGAAATCGCTAGGAAGAATGGTTGGGACGAGGAGTTCCCTTACATTGGTGGAAGTAAAATAACCCTTGAGGAGATTGCTGACAACTATCAAAGTACACAGTCTAACTTTCTGTGTGATTTTCAATCTGATTATTGTCTTGCCTCTGGTGGTTTTGGTTCCGGTAAGTCACTAGCTCTCTATGCCAAGTTGATTCTGATGTGTAAGTGCTTCCCTGGTAACAGAGTGTTGCTTGGAAGGAAGACACTTTCTGACATTGATCGTGCAATACTTCCTGACCTCTTTGATTTGATGCCACCTAGTTGGTATGAACACAGAGTTAAGGATGGATTGATAAATTTTTCAAACGGATCACAGATAATTCTATTTGGACTTGATGCCATGCAATCAGGTGGGGTGCAGGATATTAAAAAGGCGCAACAGAAGTTGAAGTCTCTAAACCTTGGTGGATACTTTATTGACCAATTGGAGGAAGTTGAAATGGAAGTAGTGGAGGTTCTCAATTCACGACTCAGGCGTACTGATGTTCCTATTCGACAAGGTAATGCAACTGCTAACCCAGCTAACTACTGGGCCTACCATCAATACAAACTGAAACAGAAGTGGGGTGGAGAAGCGTGGACCGACGACACCAACAACAGGAGTGCTCTCTACGAGACTTCTATGCTCTACAACCCACACTTACCGGGTGATTACATAAGAAGGCAGCTGGGAATGGATGACGACTATATTAAAAGGTTTGTTATTGGTGAATGGTCAACAGACACCTTGCTGAAAGGAACTGTATTTGCAAAGGAGCATATTCAGTGGTTGACCGCAATGGCAAAGCCACCCATGGCAAATGAGGATGGGTGTGAGATATATGAGCAACCGAGAACAGGGCTCACCTACCAAATGGGGGTTGACCCTTCAGAGGGAGTCGTTGATCCTTCTTCTATTTCTGTTGTATCGTCGGAGGGCAAAAAAGTAGCGAAGTTTAATGCGAAGCTTCCGATACAAGGCCTTGCCGATAAAGTAAAGTTTTTGTATTACAAATACCATAAGCCAATCATCATACCAGAATCCAACGCCAGTGGAACAGCACTTATTCGAGAGATCAGGGATCTCCGAGTCTACCGAAGAAAGCACCTCGACTACAAGACCGATATTGAAACAGAGAAGCTGGGGTTCCGTATGTCATGGGATTCTAAATCCTCCCTTATTGACCATTTCAATAAACTGTTGCGTGAAAAAGCTGTCCGTATTTATGACTACAAGACCATTGATGAAATGAAATCGTTTATGTGGAGCAATGAAGCAATGAGACAAGGTGCTGGAGCAGCTCCAGGTTTTCACGACGACGACATGATTTCTACCATGCTTGCTTACTGGGAGTTTCATCCTGACCGCATTGAAGAGCAACAAGTTGCACAGACCCAACCAGTAACTAGACGACGCTTCCAATACACGTGATATAATTTATGCATATGAAGAAAGTTTTTAAGAAGGTTGTCAAGGAAGAGAAGAAAGCAGAGAAGCACCTAGAAACAGGCGCAGCTCCAGAACTTCATCCTGAGTTTGACCCTGACATTCCAGTTAGCAAACAACGGCATCTAATTCGATAACAATGGACCTGACAATCCTTCGTCAGATTAATCATGAAATTCAAAACTTCAAGACGAAGGCTATTCAGGTTGTTCCCGGACTTACGTTCAACCAATACGAGACGATAAAGCTGATTTACTACTACCACAACAGTAAGTACACAACTGGTGATGTGGATGATGAGGGAGACAAGAAATACTTCCTGAATATTACAAAGAACCCAGCAAAAGTCTTCAGTAAGGCTATTGATTTTGATACTAAAAATATACGACTGCTTACCACAGGCGGAGGAGACCCACTAAAAACGTGGTTCATGGAGCGCGACCTGAAGTTCTGGATGAGAGAGAAGCAATTCGGCCTAACACTTAACAGAATCTTTAAGGAACTTCCAATATTTGGGTCAGTTGTTTTAAAGATGATTGACGGGACACCACATTTTGTTGACCTCAGAAATTTCATTGTTGAACCGAGTGCAGATGAACTAAAGAACGCAGGATACATAATTGAAAAACACAACCTCTCAGTTGCAGAGTTTCGCAATCGTGCCAAAGAAATGAATTGGCCGACAGCCAAGGTGGAGGAGACTATTAAGGAGTTCCGAACTATGAAGGACACTTCTCACATACGACTTTATGAACGGTATGGTGAAGAGCTAATTTCACAGGCTGGCGGTAAAGAGGTGTGGGAATACCGAAGAACCTTTGTTGCAGATGTTGGTGTAGATGAACTCGACAACTACGGACGTATAGAAGTACATCACGGAGGAGTAACACTAGAGAGCGAGAAGTTCACAAAGGAGCTTCCTTATTGGGAGTTCCATGCAGAAAAGGTTGCTGGCAGATGGTTGGGAATAGGTGTTGTAGAAACACTCTTTGAGCCGCAGATCCGAGTAAACGAACTCACGAATATTCAAGCAAAAGCTTCTTACTGGATGGGACTACAAGTGTTCCAGACAAGAGATGGATCCATTAACCGAAACATGCTTACTGACGTCAGGAACGGAGAGATTATTAACGTTGATAGCGAAATCACCAAGGTAGATATTTCAGAACGAAACCTCGCATACTTCAACCAGGATGACGCGAAGTGGATGAGAAACCGAGACGAGCTGACTTTCTCATATGATGTGGTACAGGGCGAGAGGCTTCCAGCCGGCACCCCACTGGGGTCTGCACAACTTGCGGTCTCACAAACCTTGTCGTACTTCGAGGGACTGCAAGAGAACGTAGCACTTACTATAAAAGAAATGCTCTACAAAGCCGTAATTCCACAATTTGAAAAGGAACGAACCCTAGAGCACACCATTCGACTTGTTGGAGAAGACCTCAACAACTACATTGCAATGATAAAGAACGGGTACGTCTTTAAGGAGGTGGTTCGCATTGCTGTACAGCAGGGAGTTCTTCTTACTGAAGAAGAAGTTGATGCTATAGGAATTGGAGTAGAAGAGGCTATCAAGCAGAACAAGGAAAAGCTTATTACAATTCCTCTCGGTTTTTATAAAGATACCAAATACGACGTTGATATTGACATTACTGGAGAAAGTATTGATACACGTGTACGATCAGCAACACTCTTCGCGATCCTACAAGCAATCACCGCTGATCCTGAAATGACCACAGACCCAGTTAAAAGGCAAATTCTCCTCACAATGGGAGAGGATGGTGGAGTGAACATGAATGATATACTTGGTACGCCAAGCAAGAAGCCTGAAGATGTGGTCCCGCCAACACAACAGGGAACAGGTGGTGCTGGTGGAGGTGTTAGCGCACCCGCACTAGGACAAGAGGTTCCAGGACAGAACGTTCAAACTGTATGACCCAAGAAGAAAAACAGACTCTCCTTGCTGAACTAGCAAAGTCAGCCTACGGAGAAGCATTACG